ATGCCAGCTATTAGCGTAACCGGTAATTTTAGTAATCTTACCACTCTGCGCGGCATAGATATGGTTATTCACCATGCCTATGACCAGCGCGACAAGATAGGACGCGGACTCTTCAACGTCCGCGAATCGACGCAGTACCAGGAAAACACGCAGACCGTTGGTGGGGTCGGCCTCTTGCAGACCAAGCTCGAGGGCGAGTCGATCAACTACTCTTCGATGACGGAAGGGCACAAGGGTACGTTTACGCACGTAGACTATGCTCTTGGTATGCGGGCCACCCGTGAAATGATGCGGGATGAGCTCTACGGGGTGATGGAGGATATGGCGATTGAACTAGCCTACTCCGCCAACGCTACGGAAGAGACTATCCTGGCAAACCATTTCAACAACGGGTTCTCGTCTTCATACACCGGCCCCGATGGCATCGAATTGTTTTCTGCCGTTCACGTTCGTGAAGATGGCGGCACCTACCGCAACGAGCCTTCTTCACACTCGGACCTTTCCAAGACCTCCCTGGAGGCGGGCCTCATCGATTTTCGCAAGAACTTCGTTGATGGCGCGGGCAAGAAACTGGCGATCCGGCCCAAGTATCTGTTGGTCTCTCCGGACACGCAGTTCACGGCTGCTCGTCTGCTCGACTCCAGTGGCAACCCCACGGTCAACTACGGCGGTTCCGGCGATTCGGAATCGGCGATCAACCCGATCAACGGGTTGGGCTTGCAGTTGGTCGTGTGGGATTATCTCACCGATACCAATGCGTGGTTCCTCCTCGCTGAGAAGGCGAACCACAAGTTGGTATGCTACACCCGCGAAGAGTTCAATACCGACTACATCTATGACTTTGACACCAAAGACTACAAGATCAGTGGTCAGTTTGCACAGTCTTCCGGCTGGGGCGATCCCAGAGGTATATACGGTACGTCCGGCTCTAGCTAGACGTTCATCGATGGTGCGGTGCTTTTCGGAGCACCGCACCACCGCCATTGTATCACCAGTAAATAGAATTGCGAGGGCATCAGTATGGCGGCACCATCAACAGGAGCAGGGACGCTAGTAACACAAAGCGCACAGTCTGGGCACAATGGCTACTTAGTGTGGCTAGGTGAGTGGGCTGGAACTGGCGAATTCACCAACGAAGTAATCGTAGACATCAGTGCTCTTACGACCTACACAACTTCACTCAAGATTATTAAAGGGTATATAACGGCATCAGAGGGCATCAGTGCTAAATTAACGCTAGATGCTGGTACTGATGTGCCGATTGCAATGCATCCTTTGGCAGCGTCAAGTCGCATCGATTTCGACTATTCAGATGTACCCGGTGGCGGCATCACTGAAAGTGGAGACTTGTTGCTAACAACGCTTTCAGCAGCGGCATCCGATACTGTTTTTATATACGTCGAGTGGAAGGCTTATTGATCGATGGCTAAGACACTTGGGGTCGTCATCAACGCGGCTCTCAAGGATATCAAAGAGCCGGAAATCACTGAGTTCACCTCGACCAATATCCTTGAGCAAGCACTGATTGAAGAGGCCAATAACGCCAAGCGGGATGTCCTCAGTCGCAAGCGGTTTAACTGGGGCCTGTCTCGTACTACGCTTACGACCACCGACGACATCACCACCGGCACGGTGGCGGTCACCAACGGGTCTACGACGGTCACCTCGAAGGACGACGATGGGGTTGCCGCCAATAACTTTGGCTCGGTGGCGGTGGGTATGTACCTCCGCGTTGCGTCCGACAAGGTCTCCTACAAGGTCACCGCTATCGACACCGATAGCAGTCCCGACACCCTGACCATAGAGACCGCTTATGTGGGTACTACCAGTACCTCCGCCTCTTATGTCATCCTCCAAGACGAGTATGGGCTGAGTACGTCCGATCTGGACTCGATCCAGTTTGTCACGTTCAGCGAGGGTCAGACGTGGTTCGGTCATAACAAAGGCACCGGCCCTAACAACGAGGTCGGCGTCGTCGATATGCCTGAGCTCCTCTCTGCGTCGGGCGGTGACTTCCACCGCAACACGGCCGGCAAGCCCATCGCCCTGGCGCGGATCATTGCCGATAGCAGCGACCAACCCGTCTACAAGCTATGGCCTTATCCCAAGGACGAGTATGTCCTCGACCTCTGGTATACGACCAAGTACACCGAAAACACCACCTTCTCTACCAACCTGTTCGGGGGGGATGCACCGGACTTGGCCTACGACGCGGTGGAGTACCGCGTATGTGCTCGTGCGGCTAAGTGGGATCGCAACTACGTCGAACAGCAATACTGGATGCAGCAGTATCAACTTGCCATCATCAACCTCATTCGGGGACCGACGACGATCACACCCAACAGCATGAGTGTGGCGACCTACCGACGTTCCTACGGTGCCAACGTGCGAACGGAGTCGCAGGTTTACTTCGATACCAAATCGGTGCGGAGGTAATCATGGCAGGGTGGCGCGAAGAGGGATACCAGCGGTTTGGGGAAGGCATAGACCGCACCTATGCCGTCGATAACCCGGACTTTCCGGATGGTGCGATGTGGGATGCCGTCAACATCGTCTATGACGGTCCCGCCGACAACCCGGAAGCGATGGGTGGTTATCAGCAGCTGGGTGCGACGATTGGCGGTACGCCCATCATCACGGGTCTCTTCGACTATGCGGAGGGGACGCAGTTGGTTGCTACGGGTGATGACGGCAAAGTCTACAAGCGCACTACCGGCGACTTCGCCCAAGTGACGGACGGCACCGGCCTCAACACCACCGCAACGACTCGCGTATCGGGCTCGATGTTTTATGGGGATACGACCAACGCCGATATCCTCGTCCTCGCCAACGGTCAGGACGCGGTCAAGAAATACAACGGCACCGCGTTATCGGCTTTGGGGGGCAGTCCACCAACCGCCTCTAATTTCCCTACCGCCTTCATGGGCAAGCTGTTCCTGGCGAAGGGCGACACCCTCTACTACTCGGTCACCAGCGACTGCGAGGATTGGACCGGCACGGGTAGCGGCAACATCCAGATATACCGGGGGTATGGCGGCGACATCACCGGCCTCTACGCCTTTGCGGGTAACCTCTTCATCTTCAAGCGCACTAAGATTTTCCGCATGGCGATGGCGGCGACGATCAACGAGGTATCCATCGAGATCGTCAGTCCCAACATCGGCGCGATATCCCACTACAGCATCCAAGAGGCGGGGCCAGAGGGGGGTGGTTATCTGATGTTTATGAGTGACTCCGGCGTCGAGGCGTTGATCCCTACGGAGCGGGCAGGTTCGTTCGTCACGCGGGATGCCAGCCAGCCGATCTCGGAGCTCATACGTAGGCGCAATATGGTGTATGCGGATAATACGTTTGCCGTCTTCAACAACGAGCGCAAAGAATACTATAGCTGGTCCCCTGCGACAGGCAAGACGGTGCCCGCCTATTGCCACATCGCCAACACCGCTCGTCGGCGCAAGCCGGTGCGGTGGACCCGCGCCGACCTACTCAACATGACGGCAGGGACGATGTTGAAGTCGTCTGGCGAGTATATACAGGTGGTGGGCAACAACGGGGGTCAGGTGTTCCAACTGCACTATGGCGACAATCGGTCCAATGCCGGATATCGCAAGTACATCTACACCCGCGCCTACACGCAGGGACGGCCCAACTGGGTCAAGCAATATGGATGGGTCTACGTGAGTGCCTTAGCCAAGGGCGATTACCAGATCACCGTACGGCCCGTCCTGGGCCGCGTCGGCATGAACTCAGTGACGTTGGGCACCAGTGACTCCATCCGCAATCCCGGCCAGGAAGGTTGGGGTACCGGCGAATACGGCAAAGCCTATTGGGGCGGTGCCGCAACAACGGGGATACGGATACGCCCCCAGGCGGCGGGACGGGGCAACTACGTCCGTATGCAGATAATTACTAATGGTGCCAATGAGTGGTTTCGCCTCAACGGCATACAGATAGCCTCAGTGCTCGGATCAGACGGACCACGGGAGAAATAATCATGCCAGGATGGGCCTTACCAGCAGCAGCATTATTGGGGAGTCTCTTCGCGAGTCGCGGAAATGGCGGGTCGGAGTTTAGTCCGGAGCAGAAGCGGTTATACGGGACGCAAGCCGACATCGCGGATATGATGAAGGATCTATACGCCAGCCGCATCGCCAACGAGGAACGGTACATGGGTGATGCAATGGGCCGGGTTTTTGGTTACGTGGATGAAACGATGGGGCGTCGTCCCGATCTCCTTTATGCGCCGGGTATCTTCGAGCATATGCCCCGCGACGTGCCCCCGCCATCGGCCCCAGAGTGGGTGCCCTTTGGGGCGGCGGAGAAAGTCCAGACGGTGACGCCATCGCCACCTCCTGGTCCCTCTCCTGTGGGGACTCTTGGGCATCCCCTGGCCGACGCAAAGCCGGTTGTGGATGTAGTGCCCCCCGTAGACCTCGGCGCAGTGACTCAACTGATGTCGGGCACGATGGGCAAGGTGTGGGACAAGGCCACCGATGTGGTCGTTGGGCTCAAGGACAGGATTCTTGGTTCTGTAACGCCAGATTGGGAAAGTTGGTCGGACGAAGAAATATGGAAAAATCTCTGGGAAGGCGAAGACAAGCCGGGGACCAACTGGAAAGAATGGTTGGGTCTTGAGGGTATGTCTACAGTGGATGCATTGCGCGGGTTGGAAAAATTGATGCGCGACACCTTGCAGTTGGATGAGTTGGGTGAGCCTTTTCGCCAGCCCTTCGAGGGGATGTATGATCCAGCACAGTGGGCGTCGATACCTGAACGCGTAGTATCCACCAGTGAGCTTGCCCCCAAGGGAGAATATTCGGGTCCGTTTGAGGAGTACATCGACCCTGCCACACTCCAGAACCTGGGTCCAGCGGTGCCTACTGGCGATGCTCTAGGAGGCACGATGCCTGACATCCCCAACGTGAACGTAGCTGATCCGCAGTTATGGGCCAACTATGGCGGGACAACGGATTTCACGCGCTTGCCACCGACCCCAGTGCCGGAACCCGCGTGGCGAAGGCGGAACCGCGAAGCAGGGGTGCGCCAAGAAGTCGAGTTGGGTCAGTATTGGCCGGAAGAGGATAAGGGACCGGTGCCCATTCGACTCGTATCGGCGGCGGACGTGCAACGGCTGATCGATTCGGGTCTAACCCTTGAGTTGGTGAACTATGACGGGTCTAGCTTAACGAACAGTGAATGGGAAGCGTTCCAGGCTGGGGGAGGTGACGCGGTCTACGCGAAGGGAGTACACAGTGGCGAAGCCGTGGAACCCGGTTGGTGGGGTGATGCTGATTACAGCGGGATTTATTACCTGACCTCAGACGAGATCGACGCTTTGCTGAGTGGCGACACTGACCAGTTTGACCTTGGAGGAGAGGGACGCACTCCTCAAGAAGACCTCTCCTTGCCCCTTGCGGATAAGCCTCGACCACAGGTTTCAAGTCTCCCCCCTTGGTTTGTGAAATTTAACAATCCTCCCACAAGTGTGCCGTCTGGTCCCTCTCCTGTGGGGACTCTTGGGCACCCCTCTCCTGTGGGGACTCTTGGGCACCCCTCGGCTGCTCCGGGGGAGAATGGATCGGTGTCACCGGGAACCGTTTTTACGACGGACTTAGATTTCGACATTATTCCAACTCCTACGTCATCGGTTCCGTCTGCCGTAGTTCCAGATGTAGATCCTACGTCATTGGTTCCTTCTGTATACGTTCCAGATGTAGATCCTACTGTGCAGATGGATGCCTTGATGGCAGGTTATGACCCTGCCGTTGCCACGCGAGAGGATCACCTTGAGTTAGTCAACGCTTGGAGAGCGGTTAATCCCAGGCGGGAAGGCGAGACACCAGACGCTCATATAAAAAGGGCACAAGATGCCATTAGAGCTTATATAGCTTCTAAATCGCAAGTAGCTAGCGCAGAAGGCAAGAGCCCTGCGCGGCCAGTTAGAACGCGGAGATTATAATGCCACATTATCCAGCGCATAGAAACGGATTTACAGCATACCCAACGCAGGGTGCGGGTGGTGGTGGTTATACGGCACCGCAGTATCCAGGGTTCATACCTCCAGTGGCAGCACCGGCATCGCAGTATCCAGGGTTCATACCTCCAGTGGCAGCACCGGCACCGCAGTATCCAGGGTTCATACCTCCAGTGGCGGGGCCGCCGCCTGGGATGCGTTGGGACGCTACGCTGGGGCAATGGATGTTAGAGGAAGACGGACTTCCCTCTGTTGCAAACCCAGCAGCAATGGCAGGTAGGCCAGATGTTGCTCCTGTCGTTCCACCTGTTGCAAACCCAGCAGCAATGGTAGGTAGGCCAGATGTTGCTCCTGTCGTTCCACCTGTTGCAAACCCAGCAGCAATGGTAGGTAGGCCAGATGTTGCTCCTGTCGTTCCACCTGTTGCAAACCCGGCAGCAATGGTAG